AACGGAATTTCTTCTGAGTTTGATTCTTGTATGGTGAATCCATCGTTGCTGCCGTTTCCATTGACTAACTCCAATCTTGTTTTACCTTCTGTAATTTTTGCACACCATCCCTTCATATAACAATTAATGTAATCGTTATCGTCCAATCCTCCTCCGTGCCTACTCACTAGTGGCAATAATTTCCTATTACCATTATCGGGACCATCTTCCGCCATCTCTTCTTCAGATTTCCGCTTGAAGATAGTAAAATTACTACATAACCAGATAATACGATCTGATCCGCTCGCGGTATCCGTGCTTTCTTTCGTAATACCATCCCTATTTAACTGAACAAAAGCTACAATAGGAATCTGATATTTGGTAGCAAAATTATGCAGAGATGTCATCATGAATCCCAAAACCTGATATTCTTTCATATCCTGAGACATGCCCTGAGTATCCATTAGTTTCAGATAATCATAAAATATGACACACGGCTTGGCAGACCCATCGTCATTCAGTCCGACCTCTTGAACAATCCATCTTCTCATAATACTCATTTGCTCATCGAAAGATTTCCCAGCAATAGACTTGTGATAGATTGGAGTACTTTTAAGTTCAGAGATAGCTTTTTCTATTTTTGTATTTAGGTTTGGAGATTCATTAAATTTTCCTGTTTCGATTTTTGATATATCTATTTCCGTCATCATTGCTAGTAATCTATGAATATGGTCATTTTTTGTCATTTCGGTATCCATGTTTAAAACTGGTATACCTAGTTTAGCAATATTTCTACCCATATTATCTGACAATAATGTTTTTCCTGTCTTAGGTCTTGCAGCGATAACATTAATGGTGCTACGACGCAAACCTCCACCAATAGCAAAGTCATATGCAGGAAAACCTGTGGATATACCAACCTGATCTATAGGATTGTTTTTCAGATTATCCATATAATCATCAATATTTTGATGAATTAGTTCCGGCCTATTATCTCCATCGCTAAGAGATGAAGCAAAACCGAGAATAGGGTCTTCGGCTATACCTAGAATTTTTGATATAGATTCCGACCCATTTACGTCTAATAAGCCCTTCTTTACTTCGTCAAGCTTTTTATAAAGCTTACGAGCAATGGACAGTTTAGTAATTTTACTAGTAAAAGAATTAAGATTTGCAGCATTAACTGGAAAATCTAGTATAGCTTTTAGATGCTGAGTTTCTTCTTTTTTATTTAAGATAAAGTCCAAATCTAGACTCTTAGCAGCAGAGTATATTGATGCTATGTCTAGTTTTTGTACTTCCTGCTTTTCAAAAACATTCTTAATACATTTATACAGAACTATATTGCTGTCTATATAAAATGTTTCCTCCGACAAGATATCGGCTACTTCATAGTAATATTCTCGACCATATTGGCACAGAATCGCTAATACGGCTCTTTCTGCGGATGGATCGCAGAGTATCATTTGTTCTTTTGACATTATATTATAATCTGTCCGTGGCTGTTGTTGTCAAGTTAGTTCAAGTTTTTGATTTTGTTTCGTTGAATAGATAATAGTATATCAGATAAGTTTTTAATTGATGTGGCTATATAAAGTAATCTATCTGTTCTTTGTTTAGCGTATTTCTTTATAGCATTGAGGGCTTCAGCTTTGTCGTTGTGTTTAATAGCCTGAATTGATTTTTCAACATAGCCATATCCTTTATAATTATTTAATTCATCAGCTATTACTTCCTTGATCGTCTCATCTGCCCAATTATATCTTGCTGTTTCTCTATTAATAGTTCTTTGTATATAAAAAGCATATTGGCCTAACCTATATGCAATTTGTCCACAATCTTCTGGAGATAGACTTTCCAAAGACTTTCTATCCATAGTGAGATAATTATTGAGTTCATCCTCTGGTAATGAGTCTGGATTAGCAGCATATTTTGGAATATTGAGACCATGCTCATATTCGTCCAAGATACTATCCCAGTTCTGTAATTCTTCTTTAGCTGTTTTTTTCATTTATAATGTCTTTCCATTTGTCTGTATCAAAATGTGGAAACTCAATATATTGTATATTATTGAGAAAGCACCACTCCTGTTTTTGTTTATCTCTTTTTCTGGATTTTAAGAAGTTCAGTTTATTAGTATGATAAAAAGGAACAAACTTATAATGTTGTTCTCCATGAACCTCTATGCATTTTTTAATTAATGGAATATAAAAATCTAGATATAAAGTTTCAGAACGTCTAACGGTAATAGGTACCTCTTCTAGAATTTGCATAGTAGGATAATGTTCTTTTAATATTTGTCTAGCACGTAAATGTAAACTAGATTTATTAGTTAAAGAACCTTTTGCTATATGTCCATGCAAACTCCAGTTGTGCCAATTTCCATCAAGATCCTGTACTTCCATTATTTATTATGTCCAAGAATTTCGTTTATTTGTTTATATAGTTCATTATATGCTTCTTCGTTTTCTATTAAAAACTGGCGAATTTTTTCTGTTCCCTGAAACTTAGTTGTACTATCCTTAATGAAATCTAAGGTATACCAAGATCCAGCTTTAGATATCAGTCCAACATCAGTACCTATAGTAATAATTTCTGTGTATCTATCTATTCCATATCCGTATCTAATATAGCTTGTAATAGACCCTCCCGGCGGTCCCAAGGCAGAACAAATAGTTTGCCACTCAACCTCTTGACCTATTTGTGTATTTTCTGTTCCTACTAGCCAAGGCTTAAAAGTTTTTGCTCTTAATTTTATGTCCGTTTGATATGCTATTGCTTGACCAGATTTTTCTTTGAACTCTGCTCCGTATCCTGTTGGATTACCCATTAAGTGTGTAATGCCTATAACAACATTTTTATTAACAGGTATAACATTAGCTACTTTGCGGCAAAATTTTGCTAATAGTTTTGCTCCATCTGCTCTTTGCATCTTATCCATATCACTTGTAATTTCTGCTTCCGTACATAAAGCAGAATATGAGTCTATGATTAGTACTGATCCAGGTTCTTCATTAATGATTCTTTCTGCTATTTGTAAATATTCTTCAGCATGTAATATCTTTCCCATTTGAGATCCGATAACATGAAACTTATCGAAATTTAATCCGGGTATTCCTTCTAGGTCTCGTTTCTTCAATCTACCTTCTATATTTAGGTAGTACACTTCCCTGCCATCTTTGAACGTACCAGAACCGTATATAGGATTCTGTGCTGTTGCAGCAAACGTTAGTGATGTGGTGGTTTTACCACACTTTGGTTGACCTGTCAAGACCACAAAGCTTCCCTCTGGGATACCACCATTTAAGACCATATCTATAGCTGGACTTACAGGAATAATAACAGACTTTTTATCCACAACAGAGGCGGCACTAACAATAATATTATCTCCAAAATCTTTTTTAACGCTCTCTTTAATTTTCATTATCTAGTTCCTTTAATTTTTCTATGATAGATTTCTTCGTATTTTTATTATTAGCTACGCCACCAATAGACTTATCTACCCGGATAATTTCTTTTGATATGTCGTTATTTTTTGCATCTATGACGACTTGCTGCTGTATAATGATAGCTTCCAAATGTGGAGCCCTCAATGAGAAAATTTTTCTGCCTTTCTCACTCTTAAGAGCAGCTATGATAGCCTTGTCTGTGTGTTTTTTAAGTAGTTTATGAGCAGTAAAAATCTGCGACTTATAAAATTTGCACCATTCTACATTTAACCAGAACCTATAATGCAGGTCTTTATTTTTTTTCTTCGCTAGGTTTTCACAGATCATTTCTGTAATATACTGTGCTGCTGTAACGGTTTTTCCGTTAGAGTATTTCGACGGATACATTGTCATATTTTAAATACAGCTTCTCTGCTAGTCCTAAATGAATATAGCTTTCTGTGCGTAAAAACAATAAATACGCATCAAAGATATCTTTTGTAACTTGTTTCCATGTCCAAAAATCAAAATTTTCTTGTTTATCGTAATGTCCTGAGCTGTTTAGCCAAAAACCATTTGGATTAAACAGTTTGGCGTATTTACCACCTTTAATATAAAAAGTTATAGAGTTATTATCTACGATAATTTTAGCATAAGTTTTCGCAGAATCGTCTGTGATGTAATTATTATTTTTATCACATCCGTTGCTATGACTACGAGAAGTAAACCAAATCTCACTCATCGTTTTTTATAGTATTCTTACAGGTGTCCGTGAGCAAAGACTCTATATTATTGTATAATGTATCAATAACTGTTTTATAGTTATCTGTTATAAAATCTGCCATATATGTTTTATGGATTCTTTCGACCATATTAGATCCTGTCATATCCGGCTGTTCCTGTAATACATCGCAAACTATTTGTATGTTCACCATATATGGACGAGGCCCCAATACTTCCTCTTGGTTTGTTGTATCTGTGGCACAAGCTTGTTGGAATTGACAAAATTTTTGAGCCTCCTCAGACAACGCCTGTTCAGCTTGTCTAAGTTTGCCTTCTAGTTTTTGTAAAAGCTCTAATTCTTCTTCTGATATATATTGAGATACTATATCATGAGGTAGCGGAGGCTTATATTCTTCTGTGTTCATCTTTTAATTTTCTTCCATTTCTGAACAGGACACTCTTGATCTGCCCATGCTAGTTTATTCATAAAAACTTTTTTATTAGACAAATTACATCCACACATCAAACACTGAGACTTAGTTTTTTCCATATATTCACAAGACATGCAAATATTTAATCTATCTCTTATTTCATCAGAGGTAGCCTTGGGAAATCCTGCATTAATATGCCAGAATA